TGGCGCTTGGCCGTGGTTAAGTTCTTTGAACCAGTGCTTGATCCGCTTGACCCTTCCGGCGACCACATTTGATGCAAGTCATTGTAAAATCGGCTATCACTTTCATTTGAGCAGCAACATGGACAACCAACAACTCTTCAATATCGTAGTATCCGTTGCAGGGTTTTTGGCGATCTATCTCATCAACAGCTTGACTCGCACGATTCAGAAGCTGGAAGACAAAGTTAACGACTTGCCTCATGTTTATGTTGCCAAAGATGACTATCGTTCAGACATAACTGAAATCAAGTCAATCCTAAAGCAAATCTTTGATAAGTTAGATGGCAAGGCTGACAAAACATGAAAGATTACGCCGAGGCTTTTGTCGCGGCAATTTTGATTGTTGGTCTTGTTATTTGGACAGTAAAAATTATTGTTGAGGCATTACGGTGATTGATCCGCTAACCGCATTGGCGGCTGTAAGCGCAGCCGTAAACCTTGTAAAAAAGGCAGCTAAGACTGTTGACGATGTTCGCAGCCTTGGGCCAGTGCTTGGCAAGTATTTCGATGCCAAGGCTGATGCGGTCAAGGTGCTTGAAGAAGTCAAGACAGGCGGATTCAGTGGCTCAAACATGGGCAAAGCCGTTGAACTTGAGCTTGCCATTGAAGGCGCAAGGGAGTTTGAAGAACAGGTTAAAGGCTTGTTCTTTCCTCACCACATGGACGTGTGGGAAAAGATCGTCACTCGCCGCCAGCAAATGGACGAGGACGATAAAGCTCAACGCCGTAGGGCTTCTGATGCCTCTAAACAAGCCAGGAAGAAGCGCAAAGAAAACATTGAACTGTGGACAGCCATAACGCTTGCAACCATTGTCTTTGTTGTTCTGATGTGGGTGGGCGTTGAGATAATCTATTATTGCCGCGAATTTGGATGTGGGACTAAATCATGAATGAACTCTTGGCCTTTCTCAAGTCAGCAGCACCCGCGCTGGCTACTGTTGTTGCTGGCCCTCTTGGTGGCATGGCGGTTAAAGCAATTGCTGAAAAAATGGGTGTTGAAGATACGGTTGAGGCGGTCACGCAGGCTCTCCAAGCAGATCCGGAAGCAGCTACAAAACTTGCGGAAATCGACTTAGCTCAGTTCAAGGCTGAAGCGGCTGATCGAGACAGCGCCAGGGTTCGTGAAGTTGGTTTGGCCGCTGCTGGTGGAAGTCGTGTGGCTCAACTGGTCATGCCTATCTTGGCCGTTGGTACGGTTGCGCTGACATACCTGTTTGTTGGTATCTTGTTGTTCAAGGTCGTTCCAACTGAACAACAGCAATTGATTATTTTTGCTCTTGGCTTTATGACTGCCAGCGCACAACAGGTTTTATCTTACTATTTCGGGTCATCGAAATCATCGCAAGACAAGACAGTTGCTTTGGCTAAAGGTGTCAAATGAATCTCTCTCCAAACTTCACTTTGTCCGAACTGACGAAAAGCAATGAAGCTGCACGTCATGGCATTGACAACACGCCAACACAAGAAGTTGTGACAAATCTTCAGGCTTTGGCAAATCACATCTTGCAGCCTGTTCGTGACAACTTTGGCGCGGTCACAGTGTCGTCAGGATACCGAAATAAGGCCGTAAACGAGAAAGCTGGTGGTAGTGCCACAAGTGACCACGTTTTTGGCTTTGCGGCTGATTTTGAGGTTGCTGGCGTACAGAACAAAGTGCTAGCTGAGTGGATTCGTGAAAATCTGAAGTTCACTCAAGTGATTTTGGAATTCCCTGGACAGAACCCAAATGATGGTTGGGTGCATTGTTCATACAACCCTGCAAACCTGAAGAATCAGTGTTTGACTGCTATCAAGCAAAACGGCAAGACTGTCTACTTGCCTGGAATCGTTTAACCATCATTTAACGACCCTCGCACCTAGGTGTTGAAAGGATTGTTTGCGTCCATTGAAGGCCGTTAAATGATAGTGTCCGGGGCCATGAGAATACGCATCCCGGCATGCGCTCAACTCGCCTTAGCCATTGTGGAGACTCATGATTAAAGAGACAATGGCGGCGCTCATGCTTGATCTCATTCTAAAGGCAAACCTCGCCAGTTATCAAGACCCGCTTCTTTTGCTGCTTTGACAAACGCAGCCCAAAGCAAAGCAACAGTGCCAACTTGACGGTCTTCAGGCGTTGCATACATATCTTTGACATGCTCTTTGGCCTCCATGACAAGCAAGTAAGCCGAGCCATTCTCTTTTTGTTCGATGTTCATACCCGTGCAACTCCATATCGTGGAAGTAAGTCTGTGTTTGGGTTGTAGATTTCTTTTGAAGTGCCATTGCAAATGCGTGTAGTTGTTGGCGTTTCAAGCGTCAAAGATTCGCCCAATGCTAAACGACCTGCTTTTGTGATTTCATACAGTCCAGCAATGCCAAGTGGTGTTTTGATATACCCAAGCCCAAACATTCGATTGATGACTGGCCCGAGCTTGCCAATGTTCAGTTTCATTTCAAGGTCAAGACGATTCAACTTGCCATTTTTACGCAGACATTCGAGAACACCTCGGGACTTTGTGCCCATCATTGATCCTGGATTAGCCATTGAAGTTTGCCAGCATATGCGCTGCCTCGCTAACGATTTCTTCAGGAGTTGTCTCAATTAGTTGCATAGCTGCATCCATTGCTTTGTGAATTGATAAACGGTCAATCTCTTTGATTGAGTCAGAGGCTTTAATGTCATCCATGACATTGATTCCTGCTTTGCAAATCCGATACTCTGGCGAATCAGATCGCTTAGTGCAAACGGCGCAAGCACTGCCAACAAATAGCAGCATGTGAGCGTACCCAAGCAGCTTGTCCTTGTCAGCCCCTATCAGCGCATGAATTTGGGCTTTGACAGCCTCTTTAGACCACTTGTTGCGGATTGCTTGGCGCATGAACGGGTGAATCTTTTTTACGCGAACCATACAAACAACCCGTGAAATATTCCAATTGGAAAGAAGAAGGCTCCAGCGATCAAGAAGCCCCACAAGCCCTGTGAAAAGCATGTGAAGATGTGTGTAAGCCATGCTGCAAATGACAGCCATAAAAGAAGTGCGCCCATGATGATCCTTATTTAACGAGCAATGAATTTGAACGAACCAACTTGCAACCAGGGATTTCTACTCCGGTTTTGATTGCAGTTTTGATTTTTGTCTTGTCTGGCTTTGGTGCTGGCATCGCAGGCCAACTCATGTAGTCAGATGGGACAAGTGATTCTTCAAACACTTCAACTGATTCAGGGTTGTTGCGGATTTTGATGGACATAAGTGGATGGTCAATCGACTCAATTTGCGCGGCCATCATGTTGTTCAGCAAATAATCGCGCAGCTTTTCGGCTGTGTTCTTGCGTTGCTTTTTAAGGTCTTGCAGGCGCTTAATCTCTGAATCAATAGCATCGCAGTGACTATCGAATTGACGTGCCACCATGACCACGTTGGCGGCCTTCTCGTTGAAGGATTCAACAACGCCAGTTGATTCAATGGTGTCTGCCAGTGTTTGCGCGTCCAAGTCCATATCGGCCAACTTGGTCATTAGCTCCATGTATTCAGTGCGAAGTTGGTAGAGTGCTGGAAGTGTCATACAGCCGCCTTTTTCTTGTCCAAGATTTTCTTAACGTGAACGTAAGCAACATTTGGAATCTGTGCCACTTCAGTCACTTTGGTGTTTGTGTTTTTACTGACCCAATCAAGCAGCCCTGCAACGTCTGTTTTTGTTTCGTCAATCAGGTCTTGAATCTCGATGGCCTGATCTGCATTGATTGATGGTGGAATTTCTTGTTCCTGTTGTTCAACCTCTGGCAAATCCTCGCCTGCATAGATATACAAGCCAAGGCCATGCAAGCTAAGTGCTTTGGTCATGCAGCGCATGATTGCTGTGTTGACTTGGAAAGCGTCAGGCTTTGGAATGGCTTTGTTTCGGTGATCCATTACTGGAAGTTGGCAGGTCATGGCTTTGTCAAAAATTGTGACTGTGACCCAAACCATCGCAGTTCCGTTAATGTCCATAAAACATTTGTCGCCAAACATTTCCACTTTGTAAGTTGCTTTTGAATCAGCTTTAAGGGCTTCAGCCCATGCCCAAGCCCATGACAAGTAAGTCAAGTTTTGCTTGCGCTCTGTGTGTTCATTGACGTTTGTGGTTAGCAGTGTTGCTATGCTCATGATTTCTCCAGGTTGTTGAAGTGTTAATTATCAGCATGAAGCTGACTTGTTGCTTACGGGCGCAAGGCTGATTCAATTGCAATTTTGATTGACAAGCCAACTGAAAAGCCGCAACGCCGCTTGAAACGATAGATGCGATAAATGACGATGGGGTTCATGCTTTCCTCGCTTTCAGCATGGCGTCGGCCATCACAAACGCATCGCGGGCAAACATGCGTTCGTCGCTGGCCTGATAGGGGTGTTGATTAGCCAGCATCCCCTGCATTGCCTTGGCCGCAAAGTAGTCGCGCAAGGTCATTCCATCCCATTTGATATTTGATAGTTCTGCAACAGCAAACGCTGGCCCACCTGTGTTTGTATTGTTCATTTTGAAAGCCCATGAAAAAGAAGTGTTGCAAGTGCCAAGCCGATCACAACGGCCAGGATAATGTCTTTTGTTTTTTCGTTCATGTTGTTCACCAGTCGCATTGTCCAGATTCGTGTGCAAGGGACACAAATTCAATCTCAAGATCAGCCCAATCGTTTGGGTGAATGATTGCTGTCACATCGCAGCACTCATGCCAGACGCTTTGCAGTGTTGGCGACATTTCACGATCATCGTCAGTCTCGCCTGACAGCGTAATGATTGCGCCGCGAAGGGTTGTTTCGTAGTTGAGTTCCATGATGCTATCCGTTGTTGATGCCTCAATTCTCGCTGCTGAAACTTACGCCAAACTTACAGACTCAACTATTTTTTCAAATAATTTTTTGTTGTGTTGTAAGAATCGCGTCAGCTTTAGATGATAGATTTGCGTTGCAATCAACAACTGGAGAAAATTATGTGGCCATTTCCACCAGCTAGTGGGCCAGTCCCATGGACAAGCAAGCAGCAGCAAGAATACAACCGCCAGCAGCGCGAACAACAAGGAGAAGCACCTTGGTAAATTATGGTTGTCACAATAGAGCGCCATTTAACGAATCGTTGATGGTGCAAGACGGATACTTTCCAGCAGACGCTGATTACAGAATTCAGCGCATGGTTAAGATTCCCGACCCAATGACCAAAGATTGCCAGTTCAGCAAAACAGAACTTGGCAAAATTGACCCTAAGTGCAACAACTGCAACTGGAGACAATCATGACTCAACTCGACAAACTTAAAAAGCTAATCCAGCGCAAACAAGGCGTTATGTCTTGGGAGATCGCCCAAAAGCTACCGAGCGTAACGCCGCATCGGAGGCTGTTTGATCTCAAAGAACAGGGTTGGACAATTTTGCACAAAACTTGCCATGATGGGCAAAAGATTTATTTTGGAAAGCCGCCAAAAGTTTGATAAGATTGCGGCAGACGGTTTAAGCGTTGGTCGAATCAGGGCCAGATACTCTTAAGCCGTCATAGGCTGACCCCTGAAAGTTCGTGCTGATTCCACGGGCCTTCAGGGGTTTTCTTTTTGGGGGTGCAATGCACTATTACCAGTTCAATATCGGCGATTACAAAAGCCACACTGAACACCTTTCAGAAATGGAAGACCTGACATATCGGCGCTTGCTCGATTGGTACTACCTTCACGAAACACCGATACCACTTGACGAAAGCGAAGTGGCAAGACAGATCAGGATGCGTTCGCATACCGATTGCATTACGGTCGTATTGCGTGAGTATTTCGAGCGCACAGCGGACGGATGGATTCACCATCGTGCAAACAAGGAATTGTCTAAAGCTGGAGACAAGTCCCAAAAAGCAAGCGAAAGCGCCAAAGCAAGATGGAGCAAGCAAAAGGATGCGAACGCATTGCAAACGCAATCCGAAGGCAATGCTACACATAACACAGAACACATTACACAAGACACAGAACACAAGAAGAAAGCAACTAAAGTTGCCTGCCCTTCAGATGTTGGCTTGCAAGAATGGGAAGATTGGCTTGCACTGCGAAAAGCTAAAAAAGCACCAGTGACTGAAACCGTTTTGAAGTCAGCAAGAAAAGAGGCTGAAAAGGCTGGAATCAGCTTAAATGCGTTTTTGACGATATGGTGTGCAAGAGGATCGCAGGGGCTTGAGGCATCGTGGTTAAAGTCTGATGAAAAACAAAATCAAACCGAGACTGTCTATCAGCGGTCTATGCGCCTAAAAATGGAGGAAGCAGTGCCAAGCATTGCCAAACGAGCACCAGAGCCTTACCAGGATGCGGCTGACTTTTTCAGAACCATTGACATGCCAACACAGAAAGCAATTGAGGTGCTGAAATGAGCTTGCCTATGCCTTGGGTTGAACGCATATTTACAAAGCTGACCATGATCTACGGGCGTGACTTTATTGGCCGATGGGAGGGGTTGAACATTGATGAAGTGAAGGTCGATTGGGCGCATGAACTTGCAGGGTTTAAAGACCATCCTGATTCAATTGCCTACGCTTTGAAAAACATGCCTGACAGTGGAAAGCCTCCAACAGTGCTTGAATTTCGTGCGATGTGTAGGAAAGCACCTGAGCCGACTTTGCCAATGCTGGAAAACAAACTTACAGCCGAACAAATGGCCGCGAACAAAAAGCGGATTGCTGAACTGATTGCAAAAGTCAGAAAGTAAAACTACGTTACTTTTTGTCAGCTTGGCGAAAGGTAGAGGATAGACAATGAAGCATCAACAAACAAGGAGAATCATGAATGAGTTGGCTCTTTTCGCAGGCGCAGGTGGTGGAATTTTGGGGGGAAAACTTCTCGGATGGCGAACAGTCTGCGCCGTTGAATGGGAACCCTATCCAGCTAGCGTACTGTGCGCCAGACAAAATGACGGACTTCTTCCGCCTTTCCCGATTTGGGATGACGTACAAACCTTTGACGGAAAGCCGTGGCGAGGAATTGTTGACGTTGTATCTGGCGGGTTTCCATGCCAAGACATTAGCGCAGCCGGAAAAGGCGCAGGCATTGACGGAAAACGATCAGGAATGTGGCATCACATGGCGCGGGTGGTTGGCGAAGTTCGACCAAGATACGTTTTCGTGGAAAACAGCCCAATGCTCGTTACTAGAGGACTTGAACGAGTCCTTGGCGACCTTACCGCGCTCGGGTATGACACGAAGTGGACTGTTATGGGAGCTGCCGATGTTGGAGCAAACCACAAAAGAGATCGCATCTGGATCGTTGCAAAACTGGCCGACACCTCGCAGTTGTTCGGCAATGGCGGCAACAATAACTCCAGAGTCTGCATGGGACAAGAAGCGCAATCCAAATTTGGAAACAGTTGTGGGGAAAAGTTTATGGCCGACACCTGCAGCACGGGACGGGAATCCGACAAACACACTGGAAACATTGTTGGACGGTCGTTTTGTGGATCAGTTAGCCAACAGGGTGAAAATGGTGGAGAACAACATTTGGACAACACCCTGTTCAAGGGATTGGAAGGGGCACACGATAACGTCAAATCATCCCAACGGATTCAACAAGAGTCTGGCCAACGATGTGCTGAAGTTTCCAACGCCTCAAGCATCGGATTGTCGGGACAGGGGCAACATGAGCAACCCATCAATCCAACGAAGGGCGGAGAAAGGCAAGCAATTGAACTTGTCTATGGTCGCTCACCCGACTTCTGGGCAGTTGAACCCAACGTGGGTAGAGTGGCTGATGGGGTGGCCGCTAGGGTGGACAGACTTAAAGCCATTGGTAACGGACAAGTCCCATTGTGCGCAGCAACAGCATGGCGACTATTAACAGCATAAAAATAACCGCCTATCTGTAAGGAAGAAGATAGCTAGGCGGGAAACAATCAAGCATCAACAACGGAGAAAGACATGAGCAATTTATTTAAGTCAGTAAGAATTATCCATTCACCAGAAGAAGAACGTTTTTACGTTGAGCAAAAACGCTTGTGGTTATTCAGATGGGAAACAATAGATGTTTTTGGCTATGTGAAGGTTCGCAGTAGTAACCCTCATGGATGCCATGATCTTGAAGGAGATGCTTTTGGAAAAGCAAAAAAGAAAGCTGAAATGCTTTGGGCAAGGTCGGTAGTTTGGGAGCAAACAACCTACTTTGGGGGGCCATGATGACACATGCCCAAGCGCACAAAATACTTGATCGAGTCCGTGAAGGTGTTGCATACCCTGAACACGTAATAACGATGGCACTTAAATTAACTGGCGACCTTGATGAATGAACAACAAAATAAAGCTGGACTACATCATCAAACACTATGCAAAGCTGGCACTTACACCGGGCTGGATAGACGAAGCGAGACACAGCGTAATGAAGCTGGAGAAGCAGCAGCCCGAACTATTCGCTGGTCTGGGTGCAGCCGTAGCACAGGAAATCGCGTCATTGAAAGAAGCGCAAAAGAATGGAACATCAAATGAATAAATTTACACCTGGCAGCATCAAAGGCCGAAAAGTAGTCCGAGCGCAAAACCACGGAAGCATCGCCAGATTCTTGAAAGCATTGCTTGCTGCCCCAATGAGTTGCTACGAACTTGAGGCCGCCACTGGTATCTTTTACGACACCATCACAAGTTTGATTAAAACCCTGAAGGCAGAAGGTATCGTGCATATCTGCGACTGGAAGCAAGACAGGCTTGGCCGCTATCAAACAGCCGTTTACAGCTTGGGGGCTGGTCAAGACAAAGAAAAGCCAGCGCCGCGAACAATGGCGTATCGGTCGAAGAAATCTAAAGCAATGGTGAGAGCCAAGAACGAGCCGATCTTTCAACCTAAAACCACGTTTGTTGGTGGGAGTCTGTGGGCATGATCTACATGGGCATTGATCCAGGCTTCAGTGGCGCATGGAGCATGATTGACCACCACGGCAAATACGTCAGTTGTGGCGACATGCACAACAACGGAAAACACATCATTCAAAGAATGGTATGGGCTGAGATAAGCCAAGCCAAAGACCGCCAAGACATGGAAATATGCCTAGAGGTTGTCCATTCAATGCCAAAGCAGGGGGTAGCAAGCTCATTCAAATTTGGAATGGCATACGGGGTTGCTTTGAGCCTTGCTGATCGTACTTTGTGCCCTGTCACTATGGTTACGCCGCAAACATGGAAAAAAGCCATGAAGTTGACCAGCGACAAAAAGCAAAGTTTGGCAATGGCAAGAGAGCTATGGCCAAACGCACCACTGGCACGGATCAAGGACAACGGTCGAGCTGAAGCACTTTTGATGGCTGAGTATTTGCGCCGACAGATGGATTAGGGTTTGTCCTATGTAGCTATATAAATTAGCTGATATAATTTAACCATCAACAAAGGAGAACACATGAGCAAAGAATCAATGAAGCTAGCACTGGAGGCTGAAACGCTAAAGCAGATGCTTTGGTATGACCCGGAAACTGGAATTTTTCGATGGCGTGTTTCTTCATCCAGAAACGTCAAGCCTTGGGATGTTGCAGGGATGAAAGGCGGAGAAGGCTATTGGCACATAAGAATAAATGGCAAAGCACATAGAGCGCACCGCCTTGCATGGTTGTACATGACTGGTCGATGGCCTGATCGTTTGATTGACCACATCAATGGAGTCAGAAATGACAACCGATTTCAAAACATTCGTCAAGCTGACGATTTTTTAAATTCTCAAAACCAACGGGTAGCTTGCTCAAATTCAAAAACTGGTTTGCTTGGCGTTTTCCATGACAAGAAAAGAGCAAACAAGCCGTTTTACTCAACCATTGGCGCAAACAAAAAGAAGATTTGGCTTGGCAGGTTTGAAACAGCAGAGCAAGCCCACCAAGCATACGTCAACGCCAAACGAGAACTTCACCAAGGATGTGCAATATGAAAAACGAAAATGCAGAACAGCCAGCACAGCAGGAGCCTGTGGCGGTGGTGTCTGGTTATTACGGAGGGAAATGCGTCATCCTGCCGATAGACCCTGCGCGGATATACAACTCAAACACACCCCTCTACACATCCCCGCCAGCACAGCGCAAGCCGCTGACGGATGAGCAGATATGGCGGGAATATAGGTTCTTGTGGCCTTTTCACCCCGAAGAAGAACGAAAGTTGGCCAGTGATATTCTGGAGTTCGCCCGAGCTATTGAAGCCGCCCACGGCATCAAGGAGAACACATGACTTGGTACATGTATCTCATCGGCATTGCTCACACATCGGTGTATGTCTGGGCGTTTTGGAAGGAACGGAAATGAACAAAAACACAGTAAGCACACTCCCAGATGGCAGCGCTTTTGTCATTATGTCTTTTCCGCTTCCAAAGCAGCATTGGCTCTATGCACCGCGCCAGTACATGCCGGGGCACGATGAGCCGGTTGAACTTCCGTCTCCGGTATTGACGCATGCCGACAGAGATCGCGTTGTTGCAGCGATCAGATATGCGGTGCGGAGCGCAACGATGTGCGGGGCTGAAATGGACTTTGATCCTGATGCGTTGGTACAAAACGCTGTTTACGCGCTGTGCGGCCCATTTGGCGTAAGCGGGGAACCAAAATGAATGGGCAACCTAAAGCATTGCGACTTGCTGAGTGGCTGGAGTGCGGGCCTTGCCGCGCAGGGGATACCGCTGTTGCAGCCGAACTACGCCGCTTGCACGAGTTGAATCAAAAACTTGAGCAGGAAAACACCAAACTGTGGGGTTGGTATCACGATGCCGAACAACATATTGCAGTTTTGCAAGGACGCGCCAAAGCAAAGGAGCAAGCATGAAAACAGTGATTGAGATGGCGCGTGAAGTCTACGGCGAACATACGTTCTGGACTGAGCCACAGCTTGAAAGGCTTGACCTTTTTGCCGAGCTAGTACGTGCTGACGAGCGTGAGCAAATAGCGCAAATGATTCAGGATGGCACCGCCATTGGTGGAGTTTGCTCAGAACGAGCATGGTGGATGCTTGATGTGTGGATTCACGCCAAGATTAGCAGCAGACCACATCCGAGCAAAAAGCAAAACATGAGCACAGAATTTAACAAGTGGTGGAACGAAGACCTATTGACTGAAGACAACCCTTTTGTTGATGGCACACCTGCTTATTGGGCATGGGAGGGGTGGTGCGCTGGAGTAAAGGCCGAGCGAGAGGCGTGTGCTCAGGTATGTGAGACGCTTGAATTGCTTGAATGGCCTGACAAAGTGCGTCAGCCATTGGCGCAAGCTATCAGAGCCAGGGGAACGCATGAGGCCAGATAGCCCATGTATAGGGCTTTGTACGACAACCTATACAGATACATGTTTGGCTTGTGGCAGAACATACATGGAAGTCGCTTTGTGGAACTCTATGTCGGAAACTGAAAAAGAAGAAATCTGGAAAAGAATTGATAAGGAAGCAACATCATGGCGCTATACAACCTACAAGGACAGAGTGAAATGACCGAAAAACGAAAACGAGGAAGGCCAGCGGGAAATCCTAACAATAAAAAAGTTGGGGTTTGTGTCTGTTTGACAATTGAGCAACGAGAAAAAATGAGATCGCTTGGTGGATCATCTTGGGTTCAAGAACAAATTGATAAGGCAAAGCAGCCGTGAACGACCCGAATCTTGCAGTTGACTTCATCTTGAAGAACGCTGGAAAGTTTGCAGAAGCCAAAGCACAACGAATTTATCTTGAGCAATGGCGAAGCACCAAGAAGTCGTTGCTGATGAACCAATGCACCGAGAAAGCCGTTAATGCGCGTGAGCAGTACGCATACAGCCACCAGGACTATCAAGAGCTTCTAAGTGGCTTAAAAGCCGCCGTAGAGGTAGAGGAAACGCTGAAGTACCAACTCGAAGCCGCAAAGCTAAGAATTGAAATTTGGAAGACGCAATGTTTTGCTGATAGGCAGCAAGACAGAACAATGAGGTAAGCATGAAAGCAACAGGAACAGAAGCCCAGGTTATCGCTGACATTACGCAGCGCCAACAACTGGGAATCATCAAGTATCGAACGACAGTGGCTGAAAATCCGCTAGACCTCAAGCAGTGGCTGCAACATGGATACGAGGAGGCGCTCGACCTTGCTATCTATCTCAAAAGAGCAATTGAACAACTTAACAAGGAAATTAAATGACACATAAAACACACGACCTCGCAGTCAAAGTTGGCGAATACACCGACAAACAAGGCAACACAAAAGGCCGATACCAAAACGTTGGCGCATTGATGATGGGAGACAAAGGCCCATTTATCATGCTGGCAAAATGGTTTAATCCTGCTGGCGTGGTTGACAGCCGTGGTGGTGAGTCAATCTTGATCTCAGCGTTTGAGCCAAAGCAGGATGCGCCACGACAAGCTCAAAAGCCACAAAGCAG